AACCTTCCAATACTCCCGCAATGCCTGAGATGCCACCGTAGGTGCTGGCAAGTCCAGCCCCGACCATGCTGCCAGCGACAGTGCCAGCGAGTAGCGCGGCATTCTTGACCGCAAGGTCACCAGCTCCCGAGGTCATCGCCCCCGGTAATGTGGCTGGCGCCAGAATGCTTCCGGGAGTGGGCGTTATCACATTCCTGCTAGCTATCTTGCTGATGTCAAGCGAGGCTAGTGTACTTGCTATCTGGCTGATTGTGTCAAGAAGAGTCTCGAAAAACCATTTGAAGGCTTGTCCGATGGGGGAATCTAAGAATTTCTTCATACCAGAAAGGAGTCCATCGATTGCATTGACTAAGGTCGTGCTAAGGGCAGTGGCAAGGTTGCCCAATATTCCAAGAACTTTATCGATAGGGCCTCCAGGGGCTCCAAGTCCCGCAAAAGCTGGACCCCAGTCATTGTTTATCTTGTCAATGAGGGGAGTGAGGTGTTCATCCTTGAATTTGTCAATTCCAGTTGAGATGTCACCGAGCCTTGGTGAAACATCATTGTTCCAGACATTATTGAACGCAGTGCCAACGCCACCCCAGTTCTGCGTGATGGCAGTAACGCCAATACCAACCGCAATACCTAGGGCGCCAACGGCGAGACCAAAAGGCCCCATAGTCGCGCTCGCCATAGTGAGACTTCCAAGCATCTGCGGGATTACATTCACTCCGGCTTGAATCATCAAGAGATTGGAGTCTTGTTGCGCCTTATTCGCCCGAATGGTGGTAACCTCAAGCGATCTCTGGGCTATTTCAAGTTGGGAGTTGGCGGTAGTTGCACCCTTGTCCGCTTTCTCCGCGTCCTTGGTTGCGGTAGTGAGTTCCTTCCTTGCTTTCTCTACGGCGTCAGTTGCGTCAATAACATTCTCATCCTGCTCCACAGTAATCGCTTTCGCTTCCTCTAGATCTCCTTCCGTGTCAGTCAAGTCCTTGCTGATGTCGGTTACTCTGTTTCTTGCTTCGCCGAGATTGTATTCAGAGCGTTCGACCTGAAGTCCTGCCTCTCGTACGCGGAATTTGGCGGTTGCGAGTTGCTCCTCCAGATCTTTGGCTTTAGCCGTGCCGCCCTGACCCTTAGATCGCAAGGCGGCAAGTTGGGTCTCTAATTCTACTACACGCGCGTTTGCCTCAACTAGATTGGTCCTAGATCGCTCAACGCCAAGTTCGGATTCCTTGACTGAAAGCGCAGCTCCAGTAGCGTCCTCCCTCAGACCGCTAAGGCGTTCTTCAATGTCGGCAAGTCTCGACGCGGCAGTTATCCCTGCAGTCACACGAGCAGAGGCCAAACCTTGTTCTGCACTCGCAAGACTCTGTGCCGCTGTATTCACTTGATCATAGGCATCGCTTACCCTCGATTGGGCCTCGGCGAGACGGTCGGCGGCCTGTGCGACTCGTTCTTGAGAGTTCTGGAGCCTGAGCTGTGAAACATCGACTCGCATGGCGATAGATTCAAAGCGCTGGAAGACATTGACGACTGAATTGAAGCCCGAAGTGAACTCGTCTATGGCACGGATCGTTATCGGAATTTCCAAATCAGTTCACCCCCGACATCTTGACTTTGATGTCTATGAATGAGGACAGATACTCGATGAGTCTCTTGGGAGCGTTCAACAGTTCGGGCAGAGAGATGGGTATGCCTAACTTGGCGCACGCCATTGACAAGTAGATCACCGAAAGCAACGGATGTTCCCCCTCAATTACTATTGCGATTGAAAATTTGCCAGGTCCTCGACACCGGGACTTGAGAACTTAGTCAGTTCCAATGCAAGGGCATCTCCTATTCTGGCTGGAAGGTTGCGTATGTATTCGGCCTTGTCAGGGATCTGAAATTCCTTGCCGTCTACATCTATGACTTTCACCAGTGCCGCCTGCAACATGAGTTTGCCGAACTCGATATTGTTCAGAACCCTGATCTTCACTGGCCCCTCGAAATGCGAGGCCCGATTCACGCAGTCCCATTCCTCGCCGAACGTGAGTTCTCGAAGTATGAACGTTACTCCTTCTATCAGGACGGGTTTCTCCGCCAACTTAAAGGACATCTTTTTCACCTCAAGTCAGGGCGGCCGTCTCCGCTAGGAAGTTGTACTTCTCAATGACAGCGTTGCCGATTGGGATGTCATGACCTGCTTTGTTCAGATGTGCGCCTGTCAGGGTCAGAGCCGAACCGGACGAAAGATCCCAGACCAAATCTTGCCCATTCTGTGCGTGGAAATCTGTCAGGTAAGTCAGGTCTTCCCAGTAGCATGAGACTGAGCCAGTGACGGTTTGCTGCGTGTATTGATTCGCCCAGGGTTCAACGTCGCCGCCACCACTGAGCGACTTGGTTCCCCAGTCAACATCGCAATTGAAATCAATCGCGTTCGGGTTGGCCGCGCCCCACGCAAACGGCAGAAGCCCGCCAGTCGCAAAGCCCCAAGACGCAGTTGCCGGATCGGTCGCCCAGGTTCCAGTTCCTATCGGGTCGACTGTACTGAACAATCCAGTCGCCGCCTTTGACTTGGCCGCTATGTCCATCTTGAACGTCAGGGGTTTGCCCTGTGTCCACTTCATCGAGAACTTCTTGGGAACGCAATATACCGCTGCCAGATATTCGGCCGTTGAGCTTACCGTTGTCTGTCCCACCAATGAGAATGTCTTGGCAATCGTTCCAGTTCCTACTGGCACATTGACACCATACTTCGCAAAAGTCGAATTGCTTGGAATCCAAGTGAGACTTATGTCGTAAGTCTTTGTCCCCGGCAGAATCTCTCTCATCGCTACGCTCGCGGATTGTGGGATTGGCGTATCGTCTGAAGACTGGCCCATGTCATAATCCTGAACAACCCCGATCCACGATGATGCCGCACTCACTAGAGTTCCGGGCGTTGCTTCCTCAGAATAAGAGAGCGGCTTTAGAACGTTCCATCTCCAGCTTCCGGTCGGATAGGTACTCAAAAGATATGCGCCTCCTTGACTTCAGTTCCCCTGCATTTCGGGCAGAAGAATTTCGGTGGATTCTCGGTGTGATATTCCTGCGGGCCGCATTGCTTGCACTTCAGCTTGACGAGAAACGGCTTCTGAACTTCCTTGACGGGTTCAACCACGCGTCTTGAAAAATCTTCTACTTCTATTACCTTCTCGGTTTTATCCTTTACCATTTACGATTCTCCTCGAATCGAGGAGAGTCGAGTCGGGCGTCTAATTAGCGCGAATCAGTTGATCAGAAACTCTGCCAGTTCCAGAGCCTTCTTCAGAAGGATTGATTTAATGCGTTCGTGTTTTCTCCCGATCCTGATAAACAGGGTGAAGGGCTTGACCGGGATTACTCGTGGCAGTCTTCCGTTAGCCACTGCCCTGAATCTACAGTGAATGCAACTCCAGTGGGGGCGTCTGAGTTTGTGTCCGCAGGGAGAATGCTTCCAGCAGTCCCAGAAGCCGTAAGCCTCGCTTGAGTCTATCTGTGTGGTCTGATAGAAGTTGCCAGTTGTCTCGTCCTGCTGTATCTTCCAGTTCTTTGTCTTTGCGACCGTTCTCATTTGTTGGGATCTACGGCTTCAGCGTTCTCGACTCGCTTGCAGAGTTCTACTTCAAACGGGCCATACCCCCTGTAAGATTCAAACGCATCCTTCAGTTGGGCAAACTCGGCATCCTCAAGCAACACGAAGTCTTTGGCCTTCTCGATCTTGTCCTTGATTTTGGCTCTATCCAGTAACTCTCGCATATTGAGTTGATGCGTTGTGACTGGGCCAGAAGCAAGCAGAACCAAGACAATGCTTTCCTTAACCTTGTATGGTTGGGCTTTCCCCTCAAGATCTTGAACGGTATAGTTACGGACGTCCAGCTTTCGCATTCGTCCAGTCGCCTCTATGCATCAGAGAATAGTTTGATGTATCTGTCGGCCCCGGCAACATTGACTTTCAGCTTGTGCGTTGGGGTCGTGGCACCTGAACTTGTCGATAGGAAGCCCGCGACCGATTCAAAGTCCATCAGGTAAGACATACCACCCATTGCGTTGAACGCCAGAGCGTTCGTCATGGTGGCAGTTGCACCCAACTCGATGCTTATGCCGTCCGTTACGATGCCGCTCCCATCTACTCTGGCACAAATCACGCCCGTCGCCGTCGCGCCAGTATATACGTTGCCTTTCAATGCGAACGTTCTTGATGTACCCGTAAGAGTCAGACCAGTTCCGCCCGCAAAGTCGGCATTAACTGCCGCTATTCCGGAACAATTCTGAACGTCGAGCGCACCACTGGCCGCGACCTCAAGATAACCCGAAACAGCGAATGCGTTCTGTCCTACTGTCAGACCCGTTGCTGTCATGTCTAATTCTGATTTCAACCCATAAGCATTCTTGACGTTCTTCGCTATCACTAGGGTCGGGCACATCACGCCAGCACTCAGGTTCGCCTGATCTGCCGTAATCACGCCTATTCTATAATAGGCCCCCTGCAGATACACGTTGGCGTGGCCCGGATTGGCCGTCGAGTCAATGAACAGTTGAGTCGCATAAAGTCTGTCGGTCGAAGTCGCTGCCGATGAAAGGTCGACTGAGAGATGTGTGCTATACGTTCCGACCGCAAAGTAGCACTGGTTTCTGCCCATGCCGTTCCTTATGTCAACGCCAGAACTGCCAGCATCGACGCCTATACCATCCCGATTGAACAATGGACATGCTTTTAGAACCATTTCTTCATCGGTTGGTTTGTCTGTCCGTGTCTAATTAGCGCGGGCTAGGATTTTCGGACTCGGATTGATGTGCGACACCTAGGACAGCTCGTGTACCACTCGCTTTTGCCCTTATAGTCCCAACTGTGGCCGCAACGCTTGCACTTCAGGTTCATGGCTTCGTCTTCTCTTTGACTTCGTAACCCATTGCTTCAACTATTGCTTTAGCCAATTCAAATGCCCGCCGCAGAACCTCTTCTTCGCCCCAAGCGGGATCATCATAGTTGGCATATACTTCCCCCATTTCCTTCATACACCATTGAATATCCTGCAGCGCCTTCGGAGATAGAACCGCGCCTTTCCCGGTCATGTTCTTATACCTCGAACTCTACCTCGATGTTCGGATAGCCCTCAACGGAACCATATGTGAAAGTGATCTTTGTGTTCATGTCGGTTATTTCGCCGTTCCTCCTTAGTCCAAGGCGCCTTGCGATTTCTGCCGCTTTTGTTCCAAACACTTTCAACCTGACTTCTTTCATGGTCTCAATCCTCAAGAACGGTTCTTATCGCCTCATCAGCGGCTTTGCATAGACGACAATGGCAGCCAACGAGGTGGTCGGCGGTCGTTTCATTTATCGCCTGAGCCAGTTCTCTCTTATCTACATTCTCGACAAGTTTCTTGGCTATTGCCTCAAAGGGATTCTTTCTTCCTTCCTTCATGTTCATTTGGTATAGTAGTAGGTATGTAGGTATTTAACACCTTCTATCTCCTCTTGCCACTTTCAGGCATTAATTCCTCAGATTCTGAAATTCACGTGTTATTAGCCGTGTTATAGTTGCGGGGGGCGGTCAAGATTCTATGTCAGGAATTGTCGTCAGTTTGGCTTCCATGATTGACTCAATGTCTCCCTCGACGGCCATCCTTGCTTGCTCCAAGAAGTATCTAGGGGCTATGCCCGGGTGCATCACTTCTCGCGTGAACACTTCCTCGCCCTCTGGCGTTATGAAATGCAGGACTTGCGCGAAGGCAGGTGTTATCAGGTGGGGTGCCGTGCCATAGTTGATGAAAGTGGCGATCATTTCCGTCTCAGGGTCATTGTATCCTATGTCATAGACGCCTTCCCCCAGTTGTTGAAACTGGATGTCCGTCCCCAACCTTCCGGGAGCTATCGCCGCTATCTCTGTCACCAACCTCTCTGCGATCTCTGCCAAACCCTCGTCTATCGCATCACGAATCTGCGGCGCAAGGTCGGCGAACTCGTCCGCGAACATGGCGATGGCATCAGTGTCTATCTGGATCAAGTGATCTTCACGGTAGCTACTTCCAGAATTGTGTGGAGGACCGGCGGCTTGAATTGAACCTCGTCCGTCACCCTCTGACCGCAAAGGAAGAAATAGACGCCATCCGCCGAGAGCTTGTAGTCGGGGTTGTTCAGCAGGATGGACTTGACCATCTCGACCATGTTGTATCTGATTACCTTGGCCGCCCCCATAGAGGTTTGCGAGGTTCTGTCCAGTCTGACGAAGATGTGAACGACATGACTGGCGGTAGTGGCCTCGGCAGGTTGCATCAAGTGTTTCGCCCCTAGGACTTTCAATCTGTGTGGCACTTCCTGAACGGCTATCGTATAAGCCCCCATGTCTCTATCTGGCAACGAAGTGAGGAACCTGACGCTGGCCTTAAGTGGATTCGTCTCTGTCCAGAGCGCACTATCGATCGTCGTCAGTAGAGAGATCGTTGAGTCGGTCAAGTTTGTTGGCTCTCCTCTTTCACGAGTAACTTGTGATATTGTGTATTTCCCGAAAGTTTCTCGGTCTCGACCTTCAGGACTTCCCAATATCGACCGTCTGGATCTTTGAGGACATCATGCTCTTTCACGGTTGCTGCTGGAGTGAGGTAGAGGATTCGCTGATAGAGGTCGATCTGGCCACCTGTAGGTAGGTTCTCAAGCGGGTTCTGCGAAGACATCCAGCCCTTGACGGTTGAGTTCGTCCAAGCTGTCACCTTTCCATAGGAATAATCGCGGTAGCCGTCTGAAGACTCGGATGATGAGGTCGGCCGGACATAGAGCGTGAAAGAAACCCCGAAGGTGGCTAGGAGATTCACGACACTGTTAGAGAGATCGACCAAGGAAATCACACCCCAATCGCAGGTTTCCTCAGCATTGCAAGCAGAGTATCACGCCTCGCCCCCAAGTTAGAAATCAACTCGCCCGAACCAGTCGAAGTGGAAGTCCCCCCATAATCAACATGCAGATCTCCCAATGCGATTGAACCAAGATCCTCGGCGTTGGCAGAACCTCCTTTCGCCATCAAGATCATTATCGCCACGAGCGTTGCAGAGAGTTCCTTGATGAAAGTCGGGGTGGATGAGTGGCCCTGAACATACGAAACTTTCACGCCCTGCTGCAGAGGATAGGGTCGCGTGTTGAAATAGAGTTCGCCCATCCGCGCGTTCCTGATGAAGAAGTCGGTTCCCTCAGTCAGTGATGACCAAGTTACCGCCTTGTCCGAGCCAGAATTGTAATAGCAACTCGTGATTGATCCGACTATTGGGAAGTGGTCCAAGAAAAGGACCCTTTCGCCCAGTTTTTCGTCCCCGGAAAAGTAGTCCCTGTTGGCAGCCTCGACCTCGTGAATTTCGTCCGTCACGGCTGCAGTCGGGGCGAAGGTGAAGACGTAACCGGAACCTGTGAAACGATTGATGTAATCGTCAGCCCAGGTCGTGAAAGTTGCAACTTGAGTCGTGTTTGGAGTTGTTGTATTGTCGATTGCGAATCCAACTATGGCCTCAACATCCGTCTCGCTGCAGTAGCCCATTCAAGTCACCTCATAGTTTCATTATGAACGCGAGTTTGAAGTAGGGTGGGTTCACATTGGTGTGGTCGCTCGGTTGCGTTACTGAATGAGCAGAAATGGAATGGTCGCTGGGTTGCGTCACGCTATGCGATAGAATGGGGGTATTGTGCGTATGCGTCTTGAGGGTTGCGGTCGAAGTCGTAGTACCGATTTTTGTCGCGCCGACATCGGCTTGGCTCGTAGCCGTGGCGGGATGGTCAGCTACCGCGGTTCCTGAGTGCGTCAAAGTGGAATGGGCGCCTACGGCCGTTCCTGAATGGCTGTAAGTTGAACTGCCTCCCGTCGCTCCTGGGTTCTCGTCTGTGCTTGTTCCTAATACGAATCTATCTCTCAAGTCTGGCGTTCCATTTGTGCCATCGCATAAAGCCCATCCGTAAGGAATGCTAGCAAGCAAACCCGACCACATTGCGATTATCCCAGCGACAATACCCGGCCCAGGGTCTCCCTGATCTCCCTTGTCTCCTTTAACGCCCTGAATGCCCTGCTGTCCAGTATCCCCTACATCTCCTTTTGGCCCGACCTCGCCCTGAATTCCCTGCTCTCCTTGAATCCCTGGGGGACCTATCAACCCTTGAATACCTTGGATTCCTTGCTCTCCCTGCGACCCAGTATCGCCTTTCGGCCCTTGCTGACCCGGTTCTCCCTGCGGACCCACAGCACCGGTATCACCTTTAGCTCCCGGTGCCCCAGTCTCACCATCGGCGCCCTTGTCACCTTTCGGACCTGTGGGGCCAATCTCCCCCTGCGATCCTGTGTCGCCTATGTCTCCTTGTGAACCCTGTAACCCAGTCGAACCCTGCTCACCCTGCGGGCCTTGTGACCCAGTGTCTCCCTTGTCACCCTTATCGCCCTTTTCTCCCTGCGGTCCTGGCGGACCTTGACTTCCTCCTCCTTCTCCTGTATTGAATTCAACATCGGTAGTATTCTTGTCCGGGTTGTCTCGGATGACTGCGGATGCACTCTTGAAATTCAGTTGACCCCTTTTTACGAGTGGTACGTCATTCACCAAAACCTTCGTATATCCCCCGAATGCTTCTTCAGACAACCTTTATCACATCCGCTATTGCGGGCTTCTCGAATTCCCTCAGCAGGTTTTCAAGCGTCGAGAGTCTGGTCCGGAGTTCCTCGGCTCTTGAGCGATAGCGTTCAGTAGCCGAAACCTGTTCACCAAAAGTGCCTATCTGGATCATGTTGTCCAGTTGGGACATCTCGTCTTTGATCCCCCTAATCTCACGTAAAATAGCCATGCGAGTTTCTTTCCCTCGCTTCATCTTGCGTTCACCATCTTATCTCCAGAAGACCACCCAGATTGAGTATTGGGATGGAGTGTTTGTTGTCGCATTCTTGATATCGATGCCGATCGTGCCTTTCATGTCCGTGCTGCGCCAGGACACGATAGCACCCTTTCCCAAGGTCGCGTCTGTCGCTTCCACGATCCATGTGCCAGCATAGGTCGAGTCCGGTGCGCTGAGAATTCTGTACGTGAGGTCATTCGTAGCTCCGAGATTGGCGACATAGACCCTTACGTTCGGGCCGTAGTCCTCGACCGGTTCCTTCCATGATACAAAGTCGTCAGTGGATGCGATAGTGGCAGCGACTATCCTCTTTCCCATCTTCGCGTCAGCTCTATGCTATCTGGTAGATGTGGCCGTTGAACGGAATTGCCTGCAGGACTGGAACACCGTAGAATTTCAGCATGAAGGAATCTATGTCAGAAGTCTTGGCCAGAGGTTCATAGGTTATGTCCTGGAGAACCCCGACCTTGGCGTATTCCATGTCGAGCGCGAACAGTCTTTTTGCATTCGAGCCGGTTGGCATCTTCGAGTCTCCTATTAGCGGTAGTCCGTCAAACTCGACAGTCTTGGCACCCCACGCGAGGTCGATCTTATCCACGAATCTTTGATAGCTCATCAGTAAGCCCTTGATCGAGTCGAGCGTAGCGAAGTCAGTGACCAGAAGTGATGGATCTCCACCGTCCATGATGCCGCTCCTTATCGCTTCCCTGATCTTCTCGATTGAGACCGCGGCTGAACCTGCATCAACCCTGTTGGTCGATCCAAGCAGCTCTATCAAGCCCTCCCAAGATTGTTCGGTCGAGCCGTCTCCGTATGGAACGGTGTGAGAAGTCGAATCTGCATTGATGAGTGCCTGATCCAAGAAGTCGGTTAAGCCGAGAACCTTGACGCGCACTTCCTCAGCCAGAGGGTCTGTGAGATACTCGGTCTTTATTGCCGGGCCCGTTAGTCCTCCGGTCGCATATGCAAACTTGACTGGTTTTGACTGGCGATAATAGGTTGCATCGACTCCGACCAAAGTGCCGGATTCGCCCAAGAATCTTCCGACGCTCGTTCCGTAATCTGTGAGCTGGTTGAACTCAAACGTGCGCTGATTGACTGCCACCTTCGGGAATAGCTCCCAGAGTGGGTCTTTTCTCCTTGCGATGTCGATGATCTCCCTGCTCGGATAGATTGGAGTGAGCGCATAGGTGTCGGTCGTGGTGTCTCTAGTCTTCTTGATGTCCTCGAACAGCTTGCCTCTCTGGTCTATGCCCCTGAAGTAATCCACGTAGCGATAGCCGTCTCTGTCTGGCGTGATGTTACCGAATGCTGATTTGAACGCTAGATTTTCGTCTACTCTTACACTTCCGAATTTCATATCGGTTCGATTCTCGTTTGAAGGCAGTCCTCTAATTAGCGCGAGCTGGGAACAATTCAGCGACAGATCCGGGTTCTTGCCCGCTATCATCCGTTTCTGATTCCGATGCTGGCACAGTCACGCCCGATTTCTTCAGTCTCTCAGTCGGTTCTGTGACTTTAGGCCCGGACAATTTATCCGTGAGTTCTTTCGCCTTGGTTTCGAGTTCAGACAATTTGGCTACGAGTTCCTTGACAGTTGCGTCTCTCTCCGCTATGATCTTGTCCTTATCGGCTATGACGACATCCAAGGCGGTCATCTCCTCGATCAACAGTTGTTTCACGGACTTGAATTCCGGAACCTCCTTGTCGAACTGGCGATAGTGCCGGGCCAAGTGAGAATACACCCCCTTCCTGTCTGCGGCTGGAATGTCCACTTCCCCTCTCGCTCTGAGCAACTCTTCCATAGCAGCTGCGACGCCGTTCCATACGACAACGAGACCTCCATCAACTATGTCGTGATGCGGTAACTTGCATGAACCGGAGTTTTCTGGGTCGGACCACGCAAACCCCGTCTTGTATTCGTCGCCGAATGCCTCCGCCCATACCTTCAGTCGTGCGATTGCTGCATTCGCGTCCCACGCCTTGCCTTCCTCTGCTTTCGGAGGTTCGTGACTTTCAACCGCGCCTCGTGAGAACTTGACCTTCTCGTTTGATTCTCCTTCGGGGGGAATAACGGTAATACTTCCATCCTCATTGTGAACCTCTATCGGGGCATTTTGGACGGCATCCCGGAATTCCTGAATCGAGCCGAGGATTGTAGGGGGAACATCCTTGTCAACTTCGGGCATTACCAATTCCTGTACTGAACTTGTGACCTTGCCATCTGCTTCGGTCGTCACTCTCGCAGTAATCTTCGGAATCAATTTCATAGAGACATCTGAAAGACCAACGATGATGGTGGTCGGCACTGTATTAGTTGCGGCACCAAGATCCACGGGCATCGGCGCGGCAGGCGGAACGGCTGGCTCCTCTGGTTCTGGCTTCTCCTTCGGCTTCTCCTCCGGTTCCTCTGTGTTTAGCCACTTGATAGCATCTTCCGCGCTATTGAATGTTCTACCCTTGCCTTCTGCCAATTCCTTTTGGGCGACTTCTATGTCTTTGATTTCTATTTCACTAAGTGGGGGGGATTTCTCCTTCGGGACTCCCTCGGGAACTTCGGGTGGCGGTGGAGGGGCTGCTTGGCCGATCAGTATCGGTTCAGAATCGAGTTTCAGGCGCTTTGATAACTCCAGCATGGCCTCTGGATTGGCAGGAACGTCCACGACCGAGATTTCAAGCAGACGCAACTTCGTGAAATGCAGGATGTCCTGATCCAGTTCGTCGTCGTGTCTCCATTCGGTTCCGTCCTCTTTGATCTTGGCGGCGATTGAAAGCCCCTTCACTATTCCTTCGTCCACGAGTTGCTTGACTTCTTTCGCGCGTTCAGTGGAAGCGAATTTGCCCTTCACGTACAGACCCTTGACCTCTGCCTTCGCGTCGAGCCACTTGCCTACCGGATATTCGTGCATGAAACGCATTATCGGGTTCTTCATGAAAGCGGGAAGGTCTTCCTCGAAAGCGGTCGGTTCGATTATCTGATTGTCAAGATCGATGGCGCCAGTGGTTGCCCAGCCCTCAATAGTGTCGTCCTCTTCTGACTTCTGCAGGATGCCCGGCATGACGATTGTCTTCCCAACGAGAGAAACGACTTTCGCTATCTTAAACTCGTCAGAATGATCTTTGACCCACGCCTTCGCTTTTTCGACCGTCCAACCGTCCGCCTTCGTGAAGATCCAAGCCTGGACCGCCCACTCATCCTTGTCCTTGTATTGGCAGTATTTGGCCCTCACTCCTTTTGGTAACTTGCCCGAGAAATCGGTTGTCCTGCAGGTCTTGAATTGGCCGGGGTCTTTCACACGAATATGAATAAAATCTTCGGTCTCATCTATTGGCTTCTGGACGTCTGGCGCTGTCATTTCGCATCACCGTTTGCGGGCCACGCTTCATCTGCCGCAATGGGGCCGGGTCCATAGCCGGGGCAGGTCTCATCTGGGTTGGAGTTCTTGTCAGTCCAGATTTCCTTCTTCGGGTTCTTCTTCCAGCGGCACCAAGCTACCTGATGTTCTTTCACGTGAGTCGGCTGATAGTAAGCGCAGGTATGGCAGAAAATCCGAACATCGTCAATCTCTGCCGTAGGGAAAGCAAGAACCTCGGCTTGTACATCTACCTTCTTTTTCTTTGACATCTTACTGGGACAAATTGTCTGGGGGGTCTAATTAGCGCGGGCTACTCAACTTCGACCTTCTGGGCGGAGCTGACCTTGTGCTGTGCCATGTATTCGAGCCAGAGGACGCTTCCGGGCAGACCTTCCAGAACCTCTTTTCTCGACTCAGCCGTCAGGTGATAGATGAAATGAAAGGCCTGGGCGACCCAACCCGCATAATGGCCGTCGCTTTCGCAGAGAAAAACCAGTGCCCTTTCGGTGACTTCGAGCAGTCTGGGAAAGTTGCCGTCGGCATAGAAGCGGTCCGGATGGGATTTCAGGCTCGCATCGAACAGCTTGAACAGCTTTCTGACCTCTTTTGTGATGGGGCGCTTGACCTCTTTGATCTCTGGAATCTGGCCACCCAGGAGGGGGACGAACGAGTTGATCACCTTCTTGACTATCGCCATCTTATCGAGCGTCATTTCGTTTCAGCCCTTGCCGCTTCATAGTCAAAGGTCGAGCGAATCCACTTCTCATCCGGCCCTCGAATCATGACCCGGTGCTTCAGGTGGCTGTCCAGACGGCAGGCCTCGCAGACGTAGGACTTACAGGAAGCGCAGTAATAGATAGTGTCCGGATCTTTGAATTCTTCGTCGCAATCTTCGCATCTGAAGACCATTATCGTTTTCGCCTCTTCGGTTTCTTGGGCCAGACTGGAGTCAGCGCATGGCCATCGGAGTCGGTTCTGCGTGTCATCTGTCTCAAATCCTCCAAATGGCGGTACCATCGTCGTTAGATGTGAACGAGAATTGCCAATAGACGGTTTCTTTCGGTTTCAATGATTCTAATAGTTCTAACAGTTCTCGTAGGTCTCGTTCTTCTTGTGTCTCTTGTTTCTGAAGAGAACCAACCCAATCAGCTAAGTCAGTCATTCTGGCACTATCACACATCTGCATCTCAGGTGAACGGGAGGGAAGTTCAGGAGCAAGTTGATGTCGTCCGACTCGTAGCTCCCGGCAAGCCCATCACAGTCCTCACAGACACGATCATCCTCGGCGGTTATCCAAGTCACACGCTGTCCTTCTTCCTCTGCAGCCGCCGCGACGGTCAGGTTCCTCACGCGGAAGACATAGTTATCTGCCAGAACCTCAGCTCGCTGCTCTGGATCCATTCGTCATCAACTCCAAGATCAGGGATTCCAGTATCCGCTCGAAGTCCCGGTAGGCAGCAATAATTATCGCCTCCAACTTGAGCTTCATGGCCTCCGGCAATTCTCTATCGGACCCGTCTCGGGCGGATTCCGTCAGTGCCTTGCGGATTATCGTCTTGGCCTTCTCCAGCGTCTCTTTCCTCAGCTTGTCCAGCGGAACCTTGCCGTAATTCTCCCTGACATCCCCGAGCAAGTCCTTCTCCTCTCTGGCGAGTCTGTCCGCGATCTTCGTGGCTGACTTCGCTATCTTTGTCGGGGGGGTCGGGCCGAGAAGGCTCTGCATCGCAAACGGTGCGTCGCCCCAGGGTACGGGGGCGAGCCCATGCTCCGATCTTACCTCGTTGATCTTCTTGTAGCCAGTCCTCAGCCAGATTTCCATGATTTGTGCCCTTAACAGTTCGGAGTCTATGTCTGGCTCGGTCACAAACCGGAATTCAACATCGTCGAAACCAAACTCGGGGATCAATTGGGTGTTGACGTAGTATTCCATGGCCGAAAGGATGGGGTTGAGCGTGCGATCCCTGAATTCCTGCCGCTGCGTCATGGCGGTCGCCTTGTTGACCGTCTCAGTGAATCCCATCATGGCAGGAGTCACGCCCAGCGTCGCCATGACCAGCCGCAAATAGAAGTTCTGAAGCTCTAATGCCTGAAGTTGCTGATTGGACATGGCGGGCGAGGAGATGACGGTCTGCCCCCCGGTCACGATGGTTCTGTGCGCCTTATCGGTGGAACCGTATTCCTGGTCGATTGCATCCCGCGCATGCTTGAGCGCAACCTTATCGGTCACGTCTGGAAAGTGTACATGAAGGCCGGGCATGGCGGAGTTCTTGTAAAACGACAGGTTAAGCCGGACGGCCTGCACGAGGACTTCCCCGAGTTCGATTTCCAGCAGAGATTCAAGGCGCGAGGTGCCATAGGGCTGCCCAGCTTTGCGGTTGAGGGGGATATAGATCAGTTCGCCTTTCCCGATTTGGGGGTTGGAGTTGAAATAGGTCGGTTCCGCGTGGGTTGCCGAATAGTTGTACTGCCAGTAGCCGTTAAGGTAGCCGTGCGCGTCCTGATCTTTGAGGAACGTCGAGCCATCGGTCGCATAGATCTCGGTCAGCTTTGCCCCCTCTGGAGCTACCTTCGCCGTGAAAGTGTCCGTCACCTTGCCTTTTTCGTCCCTCACTTCTATGGTCCGATCCTCATATCTATCGAAGACCTTCTCAATAGAGCCAGCATCGTAGTTCAGAATGTCCATTACCACCTGGCGCTGGATGTCGTGCCACGATTCATCGTTCTGGTTCGGGTTGTCGAAGAAGCTGCGCACTGCGTCCAGATGACTATCCGTCTCGTTTGTGGCACTGTCCGGGTCCTTGGAGACTATCTCCCACTCGACAGCGGCAACGCGATCTAAGATGGCCTGAAAGCACATGGACACGAAAGGTGTCTTGGAAAGCTGCTGGACCCCTACCAGGTCGAACTTTCTGGGAGCGCCTCGCTTGGGATTCCACCACCAACCCTGCTGGACAGCCTTGCCTTTTCTCTGCCTATCCTCAGCGAACCCGGCGTATGGATCTGGCTTAGTCGCTTTCGCGTAACCTAACCGCCCAAACAGACCCTCTAACAAGTTTCGTGTTTTCGTTCTTGATTGCTTTAATTAGCGCGGGACAATCTTACGAGGACAAGGACAAATTGTCTATGAGAAAAAGGGGCACAAGCTCTTTTTTGGGGGTGTCTCTCGGACGACTCGCGGTTGTCCGCTGTTGCTCCCGCATTGATCGATCATTTCAGTCGTAGGCCTTGGGTGTCATCTCGACATCCGTGGTGCCCGACTGTTTCTAAAGCCTTGGCCGATTCTAATTAACCCCCTTAAGCACTTAACCCCCTTGAGTACTCAACCCCCTAGGGTTACAGAACCGTTACCTAGACGAAAGCTATGAGGGGCTCGCCGCTTCCCTTTCCAAGACCCCAGACTGCCAGAGCCAGTGAAATCACACAATCATCATGGTAGCCAGAGGGGGCGTTCATCCTCAGATTTCCGGCATGGGTCATCTCGTACTCGTAGATTTCCATCTCATTGACTAATTGGGGGATTTCTGGGCCGTGGACCGTTTTGGCTTCTATCGCCATGACAGCATTATCGATTAGGGGCTGTTTCGTCCCAGTGACAATATTGTAACCCTGGGCCTTCACTCCCATCCTGACCAATTCCTCGAAGTTCGGGTCTCCCACCCCGGTTGAATCTACCCACGCCTGAGCGTCATTGTATCGCTTGGCCGCCGCTTGGATCTTGGCCCTCTGAAGATGCCAGTCGATTCTCTGGAACCTGTCGAAATACTTGAGACCGCGATCCTGCCTATCCCAAATTGTGATGACGGTGAAATCCTGATACTTGGCCAGATCGACGCCCATGACATAACTATGACCCGCTTCTGGCTCGAATCCATTATCGGGATATGGCCCCTCGAACACATCGCGCACGCCATGGAATACCCCACCAGCGTCTGATAGGAACATGGCGAGGACTTCCTGCTCATAGGCCCTCTTCGGCATATCCTGCTCCAGCTTCTTGATCTCTTCCGGCTTGATGTATGGGTTGTCCATGGTCGTGTGATGCCAGCTCTGATAGTCCTCCTCTAATGGATCCTGCCCGCGCATGAACAAGGGATAGAACCAGTTCCTTCCTTTTGGTGTCCCTATGAATATGGCGCTTCCTTCCCTATCCGCAAGCCGAGGGCGGCAATATACGGGCCAAATCTCTTCTTTCGTGGCAGTGCCTTCATCCAAGATAATGAAGTCCAGCGCTTCGCCCAAGAGCGATATTGGGTTGTCAGCCGACTTGCAGAATAGTTCCCCGCCAGTCCGGTATCGTATGAACATAGATTGCCTAGAAAATGAATAGGTCTCAACCAAGTGGGGAATTTTTGCCAGACTGTATTCAAGCACATAGCGGAAGGTCTTGCTCGCCAATTCGTAAGAAGGAGCGACTATCCACCCGCGCCAATCCACATGGAAGATCAACAGGGCGATTGCCTCCATGGCGGCTGCTAGCGTCTTCCCCCAGCGGGTACCGCAAGCCAGTATCCTGAAACGCTTCGTGCTGGCGTGGAATTCAATCTGGCCCCCCTCATGTGGATCATACCCCAATACTAGACGAAAGAAATCCCAGAGCGAGACTTCAGTAATTTCACCGGACAACCCGGATGGCCTCTATGGTCTTCTTCACTTGGTCGTTGATCTGCTCGGTCGTCGTCAGTTCCAACTTGCCCATCCTCTTTGCCCGCATCAAGTCTGCGAAGGTCTTATACCACATCCGGCGCTCTATTCCTTCCTTCTTCTGGGCGTGTTCGTAGGCATCTCTAATGGCGGCATCCAGCTGTTCCTCGATTGTCTCTGGTACGAGTATCGTGTTCGGCTTGTTCTTGCTACCTCTGGGCCTACCTCTGCCCTTTTTCTTGGGAATTGGAATTTCTGACAATATCTTGACGATTATTCTATTCGGCCATCACTCTAATTAGCGGATTAGTCGTCGGCGCATATGAACTGGTCACAATCTGGGCAAGTTCGCCAAAGTTCTTCTTCATATGTTTTCTCGTCAAAGTCCTCGTCCCAACCCAATTCGTTCTTTAGGAACCATTTCTTGCAGGTATTGCAGTAATATTTCGTTTCCTCGTTCGACATTATTGGATCTTCACCAATAGCGGGATTTCCAGCCTTAATAACTTCTTGATTCGTTGCTTTGTTTCTGACGGCTCGCGGGGCCACTGGATCATGGGCATGTGACAGCATCTTCCGCCAGGCCAGAGTTCGACCGGACAGAGGGGCTTGCCGTTCTTGCCACGATGGAGTGTTTCTCTAAGTTGAAAGCCGTGAATTCCACACTTGGCATATTTCTCGTAGGGGCTATGGCCGGAATAGGTTCTGATTCCTTTCGCGCCCGCAGGGATTCCGCCGCTAGTCATTTCTTGGCCTCCGGTGCTTTCATTACCGTGTCTAGGTCGGACTTCTCCTCGGGCGTTATCGAGACGCCTTTCAGAGCCCCCACGATCCTGCGCTTCAGCTCCTTCGTGACAAAGCCATGCGTCAGAAACAGGTTCTTGGCGTTTTCTAGCGACAGATTGAAGACCTCCTTCTTGCCTGATATTCGGGGTTGCAGAAGCGGATGCGAATTCACCAGGGTTACTCTGATCGGGTCTTTGGTTATTTCGGGCGTTTCAAGATAGGCGTGAACAAAAGATCTGAGGACTTCGCTGGCTTCTTTCCCTTCTCTATCCAGACGTTCAAGGAATTTTCGCTTCTCGTTCTCTGTCATTAGGAAAGTTGTCCGGGCTGTCAGTGCCTTCTTTTCTTCTTGTTCGGTATGATATGATATGATATGATAATGATTATCATCATATTCATTCATTCATTCATTCACCTACCTTCCATCCTTTTTAGTAATCCATCAATTTTGGCACTAGCCTCTACTCTAGTTAGGTCATCCAGATTGCCGGGCGGAGTATGAAGATCTGCGCAGAGTTGAATGATGAACTTCTTCTGGGCCTCGCTTATTCGCTTTAGGGGGATATTTGTTTCAACCCGTTTCAGGCGCTCGTCCAGTTCTTTCAACTTCGCCACAATCTCTTCGTTACTCATCGGATAGAACCCCCAGCCATCTTTTTCCAGTCCTTGTTAGCGATGGAATAGAATTGAATTCCCTTAACGATAGTTTGCCCCAAAATCCCGTGTGCCACCAATCGACTCATTTGTATGTAGAGGTCGTTAAAATAACTCCGATCAAGGGCAGTACCGATCTCACGAACACATAGCGGTCGTCCTACCTTTTCGATCAACCTTACTATCATGATTTGCCCATGTGTTAGGGATCCAGCGGCGTTCTTTGGCTCCGTCACATTCAATCGCCCGATTGCCTCATCCACTTCATTGTCAACCGCCGCCCAGATTTCCGATGGCAGATTGATTCTCTCGTCGCGCGTTGTGGTAGGACTCAAAGGACGGTCAACTCCATTCTAGGCATATCGAAACATTCGGCCCTTATCATCCACGAATTCGGCCCTTCGTCGCCATCCATACTTTCGAGAACCACATAACCGAGTTTGGGTATCAATGACAGACCTTTCCGGACCATGTAGGGCGTCCTTGTTTGCCAGCACGGAGTAATCAGTCCAAACGCCTTGGCGAAAGACACACTAACGAAGTAATGGGCATGACTCCTGATAATGCCACTGTAGTTGTACAATTCCTTTTCGTTCAACAGTGCGGCGACCAATTCCTTTGCTACTCCCGTGGTTCTGTACTGCCAAGCTGAAGTGGACACGCCAATCGAATGCGAGATGTGAAAGATTGAGTCGGAATCCTTCGGTTTGAAACTCACTTCCCAACCATGTTTCTCGGCACCAATCTTCTCAGCGAATACTTGGTCGGCGTTCAGGTTCTCGTCCGTGTGATACGGTGTGCCGTAGGTGACAATCAAGTGTCGGTACTTGACTTGCTTGACTAATTGAACAGCAGCGGCAATCTGATCGCCCATGTCGGCAGTCCACAGTTCCTTGCCCTTGTTTGCTGGTTGCTTGCCATCTACACTTTCCCCGTTGATGATGAAGTAATCGACTGCTCCTTCCTTCTTCGCCATCTGTTCCCACTTTGCGGTTATCTGCTCCTGAATTGGGTTCAATGCTTCTGGTTTGCCGTGGCAATCCACGAAGTTGCGTGGCTTCACGGCATACTGGCTACCGACTTGCAGGTCTGAACAAATCAGGATCTTGATCTTTGGTTCCCATTGTTTACCTTTCTTCCCAAACAATCTTATGACCATTTCATCTAGTCACCAACAACCGCCCCAATTTTCTCAAGCTCCAAGATCGCACGAACCGTCAGGACGGCAGCGCGAAGTAACTTGTCCCTCGTCCCCTGGGTGGTCCTCTCTTCCACGGCTTGACCAAGTCTCCCCTTAGCACCAGCTACACTCCCGCCCCAGGTCACATCATAACCCAAGGTTGGCAGTTCGTGCCGGATGTAGTCAAAGACCGAATCGAGACTCATTTCTGGTTCGCCTTCTTTTGAATCCAGTCGAGCGTCGCTATGCCCCAACCCCAATCCTCGCCCAAGTCAATAACGAGAGTGTTCCCACATAAGCAGCCGCCTTTATCGAGCATCTCCTGTATTTCTTGAACACCAAGCGGCTCTCCGCCCCAAGGTTTGAAATCGCGCGGGAACTTTAGCTGTGGAACCATCATCTCTTTCAATATCCTCTCTTTGAGACTTTTCTTCTTAGTCATCTTCAGTTTTCACCTCCTTTAGAATCCCTCCTCTGTCAGAAGCACCTCGACCGCCTGACTGATTAGTGCCACGAGGCCCACCTTCTTTTCGGCCATGAATTTCTCGATGCGGGATTGCTTTGGCCTGAGCGTGGCTTCCAAGGTTATCAGTTCCAAAGACCTGAATCCGTTCCCTAACACTTGGTTTAGAGCCACTATGGGCTTCAGATGTTTCTCTTCACAAAAGCCATCGAGTTTGTCCTTGAAATCTCCAACTATGGCGTCAAACAGTCTCGATTTGGCGCGTTTCTCGTCTTCGGTTTCGTCCTGATAAAGTTCTTCGAGCGTCTGGGGTTCCTTATTAAGTTGAGAGACAGTTTCGTCTTTTGTTTTACCGAGCCAAAAGTCTATCGTGCTATTCGGAATCCCAGTCGTGCTAGCAACCCAATCGATAGTAACGCCATATTGATCCAAGATGTAGCGGACCCAGTTGCCCTTTTCCTTCGGTGTGTGTTGCTTTGTCGCCGCGTCCTCGCCCAAGCCATAGGCCGCCGCATGAGGGTCGTCCAGTTCGTGAATCGCCACCAAGGTCGTCTCGATCTTGGGCCTGACACTGAGCAACGCCTGATAGCGCGTCAATCCCTGCCCAGTGAGGATCTGATACTTGCCGTCTTTCCTTCGCACGTCAATAGGCCGCCTCAATTTCCCTCCTTCAGTCAGGACAGACTGCGCGATGAACCGGAGATGTTCGGGATCTTCTTCTTCCCTGAAGTCCTTCTCCGGTGGAAGGATGTCCTCTAAACTTACTTCTTTGATTTCCGCCATTGCTCCAACAACTCTTTCGTCTGTCCATCACGGTCTCTAATTTCTGCGATATTTTCTGATGAGGTATTCAAGACCAACTTGTCGCCATCGAGCCAGAACAAACTGTCGCACTTCTTGCAGCGAACCCCGCCCTGAGCATAGGGGCCTTTTCCCTCTCGATAGGCATCCATGACTTGCGGATGATAGGTCAGCTTGTTCCCGCACTGGGGGCAATAGACGGGAGGGGCAGAGTCGGCCACAGGTGATTCGGTCAACTCAGTCCTTCCCTCTCCATGCACGCGGTCCTACTTCTTCGATCCAGACATATTCAACTTCGGGCATATCTTCATCCTCAGGAACCTGTATGGGAGGTAACGGCGGGTTGAAGTCTAATCCTCCATCTGGAAGAAAGATGATTTTATGCTTGGCTGGCACTATTCGATAGATGGTTGGGATGTAGTCCTTCCACTCGACTATTCTAAGGAGCGTTAGAACCAACTCAGTCCTCCTCCACGCCATCCACCATCTTTCCGTACAAGACGACCTGATAATGGCAGTAGTCTTTCTTAGGTCGCCAATGTTCACACTTAGAGCCAAAGCATATCCTCATAACAATTCCATCAGGAAGCAGAACCGAAAGCGCTGGACATATTCCCCGCGAGGTCATTTCGATTCACCCTCCCATAGCTTTTCGTGAAGGTAGTAGCAGACCGGAAAGATCACGAAGTTCATCACGACGACATAGGCGATCACGGCGAATGTTCCAGTGGCTAGGTAATAGACGGTGGACGAGGCAATAGTAGCGAAGGCGTTCCACGTTATCGTCTTCTTGATGTTCTTGTTCATGCCTCTTTCAACCTCGTAACTCGAATGAGGTATCTTGCTAGTCGAACCCGGACTTGGTTCTCCTTGCCTTCTGTTGCTTCCTCCTCTGAGATCCAGATGAAATTTCCGTCGTGACTCTGATAGTAGCCATTTGTCGTAATCGTCATTGGATTTTCGTTTGCGTCCTTGATTGCTTCGGGAACGGTCACGCGCCCCTCCATGTCATAGTGATCTATCAACTCAATCTGCACAAGGTCATTTTTCGACAATGTCTTCAGGACGGCCAGAGCCTTCGCGTGATCTTTGGTGTTCATTGTTTCTTACCCCCTTTTCGTTTATGCTTAGTTGAATTCAATACTCTCTGAAGGTCAAGCGCCAATTTCTGGGCCTGTCTTCTCGTTAGTATCCACTTGTGTTCGTCTACCCTCTCGAACCCAGAAGATTGCCATGCCCCAACTGGAAGAAATGGAATATCTCCCTTTCCAATAATGGTCACGGTTCTCCCAGCTGAATATGCTTCCACCTCTTGATACTTCCAGACGTAAAGCCAGAACATTTCAGTCCTCACCTTTGATGAAAAAATTGCCCTCATCATCAAACAAATACGTCCCTTTAGGCAACCGGACTGGCGGGTCCAACTCTATGATCCTGACCGAACCCTTAGTTTCTTCGGCCTCTTCTTTCCAGACACCCCGCTTGAGGCAGTCCGGACAGACCCAGAGCCAGGGCCGTTGCGGGTCGCGCTCCAGTTTGAAATGATCACACATCGTCTTTCGCCCTCACCTTCAACGAAACCTTGCCAAGCGGGTATATTCTTCCAGTTTCAAGGTCAATCTCATCAATATGATGCAAAGCTACAATCCTGAACATTTCTTCATCCCCGCACTTGGGACATCTCATTCCTGTTTCTCCTCCAAGAACCCGGCGGCGCAAGCCAGAACCGCAACTGCTATTGACACGGCTTGGCCGCGAGCAAGTTGCGACAATTAGGGCAAGCAAAGTAAGAAGGCCCAGACAGACGAAGAAGAGAAGAACTAACCCCCAGAGAATCTCCAAGGTCATTCGCTTTCGGCCTCCTTCTTCTTGCGCAATGCTTCCCTAATCCATCGTTTGACTTCATTCAACAGCGCGAACCTGACGAATTCGGCGATGGTCTTCCAGCGCTTGAGATAGACCACAATCAGTTCAATGTCGTCTTTCAGGCCGATAGGCAGTTGGACTCGAACCTCTCCGGTATCCACGGAAACTCCACGGGAACTCCCTTCCAAGTCCACGGCGTCCGGCGAAGTCTCGGATAGTTGCGATAAACTGGCATCTTCTGGCCTACCCCCTAGTACCTTTGCCTCGTCTTCGGTCATTTCAGGTGACATAGCTGGATTCCTCCTTCCAAGGCTTGTAGAACTCGTTCTTGAACGGCATGGCTTTCCAGAGACGCTTTAGTTCTTCGAGGACCTTTCCGGCCACACCTAGGGCGTCCTTGTTGACCTCTTTATCCGTGAACGTCAGGACTTTCAGGCCCTTGGCTTCCAGATCCTCGCGTTTGACCTCTGTTTTCTTCCTCTGCCCCACCGTCCGATTGTGCCAGAATTCACCATCTACCTCGACAACCAATCCCGGATCAACGGAATAGAACAGGAAGTCTGCCCTGTAACCCCTATCCTCGCTGATCTTTATGGGTTGTTGCGTCAGGAAGCATCGTGCGCCGATGTCCGCGAGTGCCTTGAACAGCTTCTGCTCGACCAAGTTGAACTCCTTGGCGATTGGTTGTCTCATTTTCTCTCACGATTCCTTTCGACGAGATTCCATTCCATGAAACATTCAGAGTGATAGAAGCGTGGATTGAAACTCACCGTCTTTTCTTCCATTACCGAGCAAGAGTGAATCTCGAAATAGTTCCCCTCGATTGATTTTCCACACCAGTCGCAAATCATTTTGCCTCGACCTTCTCCTTGAGCAACTCCAAGCCCTTCGACGTGATCCAGTGGAATGGTTTGACCCCGAATTCGGTTCTGTGTGTTTCTGGGTTCCACTCGGTTAATGGCTTCATTACAAAATCGGAATATCCCATGCCCTTCAGTTCCGAAAGTCTCCCACTCACGGTTCCGCTCGAAAGGTTCATTCCACGCCAAGCCAGTTCTTTCCTGATGTAATACATGGGGGCAGCAGAATCCTCGTCAAAGGCGCAAATCATCTTGAGCATCTGCAAGGCCCGAAGGTGAATCTCCGCTATCGGAACCGGATCGACCGCGCCAGCGCCCTTGTCTTGATAGAATCTTCCACACTTAATTGGATTCTCAGGTGTAGCTATAACGACGCCCTCGCTTTTCAGAAGTGGATTCATCTCTTTTAGGAAGCAATCAATACAGATTGGGTGTGCCTCGACTTTGCCGCAACTATCGCATTTCATTTCTTCTGCCTCACTCTCACTCGTTGCGACACTAGCGGACGCGGTTCATAGTAATCTCCCACTTCGTTGTGTTTGCACTCAGAACACTTTACTGGATAACCAGTGCATCTCCACTCAAGCGGACAAGCAACCTCGGTCATTCTGGCCGCCTCTCGTTCATTTTGTCTAGAGCCCGAGCAACATTCAATATCGAGCATTCTTGATTCACGACACACCACCAAGCACATCTTTCGCCCAAGCACTCGATTCCGTTCGTGACTTCTCCCCCCGAAGACGACAGAGACCTTTCACGAAGGAGCGGACACAGCTTCATCGTCCCACCCCTCCGGACAACCCCTCGCCTTCCTCGTCGTCCTCCTCGTCCCAGTCCCCTTCGTCCCACTCGTCGTTCAGAACGAGGTCCTGACCCTCGTTCAGAATGTTCTCTTCGTCCTTGCTCATTTCTTAGTCGCCCTCCTTGTACCCCGCCTTGTCCACCAACTGCAAACGACGCTTGGTCTCGGACAGTCTCTCTTCTACTTCTAACTGGTCTATCTTCTTGTTGGTGAACTTCAGAACGGCTTTCAGATTCTCAAGCGAATACCCGCGCTTCTTGCAGAGGCCGCGAACCTCCTCGTGATTCTTCCAATCGTCAAGTAACGATTCGATTTCGTAACTGGCGGTATTGAGATCATTCAATTCTTTCATCTTTCAATTTTCACCCCCTTCACCTTCCTCGCTGTGGTATTGCAGATCGTGGCGATCTCAGCATTGCCATATCCTAGTCTTGCGAGCACTTCCACACTATCTTCCAGTCGGCCAAGTTCCTTGACCGCAATGTACCCAGCAACCAAAGACAGACTAGGTAAGCCGTGCTCCTCAGACTTCTTCCGATTAGTCTTAGTCATGGCTCACTCACCTCCTTCTGGTTCGCCTCAAGGTCGCGCACGACGAATGGCTTTCTGTTAATAGTCCGTCTTGGCGGAGGTATGAAATCTCCCGACTTATTCCAGCAACCGAGATGTGCAGCTCTGTCCTTGAGAGCATCTATGCAGATTATCGTGTGATAGTCGAAGAGTGGCTTACTGCAATAACAACATATGCCTAATTTGACCCTGCTGACCGCGCTCTCCTTCTCAGTCATGGCTCGCTCACCACCTCAGCCCGTGCAGCCTCCGCATCCTTCCTCAACTCCTCCACAACATGAACTGCGATGATCTCCGCGTATTGCTTCAAGAACTGCTCGTGATTTCTCACGAAGAAATCTATGGCGTGAGCGATGGACTGGCTCAGGTCGTAGCATTCGCTGGCAGTTATGTCATGCTCTATGAGAACGTCGGTGTCGAAAGGATTGGAGCACTCCCTGAACTTCTCCGCAGCCATCCTCAGCAACTTCTCAGACCTCGGGTTCATGGCTTCTTGCTCACCTCGTAACCTGCCGCTTCGCAGATGCGTTTCGCCGCTTTGACTGTTCTTGAAAATAGCTCATTGTAACAATCGTAATCATAACCGAAATAGCTTAGTGTGAGTTCGCTGTAGAAATTCAAGCCCGAAACGGATAATTCCTGCCAGATTACTGCTGCCGCTTTCAATACCTTCCGCTTCGCTTTGATTGTTAGGACTTCGCTCACCATTTCAGTTCAACCTCATTCGAGATTGCGTCCGGCCAAGATTTCTTGATCTCCTCGGCGGCGTCATCACAGACATTTACCGGACCGTCCTCGAAGTTCACGCGGGTTCTTCCGGGTTTGCAACATGGCGGGTCAAGGTGCCATTCACAGGTCGGGGGATGCTGGAGGGCTACTTGTCTTATCAGATCCTTGGTCTTCAGGATTGTTCACCTTTCAGATAACAGGCAGACACATAGAGATTGAGAGCCAGTGCAATCCTCTCCTTTGCAGCGACCACTTCTTTTTCGATAGACGCGCCGCCCTCGATACCTTCCCCCATGATGTCTCCCTGAAGGCCGTCAAGACCGGTGAGGGCGCCCATGAATTCGTCCGCTAAATTGTCGATTGGTCCTTCGGTGCCCGTCATTATCGGCGCTTGCTTTTCGTTTTCTTCCTGATGAATTTGCGGCTCTGCCGCTCTGAGGATTTCCTTAGCAACCTCAATCATTTTCGGTTCTATCGAGGCCCAAGTTACGGTACCTTTTCCTCTCACATAGGGTCCAAAGACATGCCAGATCCTCCATGCCTCATCCAATACGTTACCATTTGTTTTGGTGTTCATGGTTGGCTCTCCCCCTGAATCCTTATAGAATTTTCACACAAACTTTTAGTCCGAATTAAGTGCAGACTCGGTTCCATTTGGAGCTACCCCGTAGGGAGGGTATTTAAGCCTTTGGGGGTAGGTAACTCTGTTATCTATGGCGTCTCAATATAGGACTGTTATTCGTCTGGCAGTTCTTCGTCCACGATCACGGCTTTCTTTCCGGCCTTCTTGCGCTGCTTCTTCCAGTTCTGGTAGCCGGGGTTCATGCCCATCTTGTGCAGCATGAAGGACATCTTGGTGTTCAGCTCGCCCAGCTCGCGCTCATGCCTCATCAGGAAGACGTAGATTCCCATTATGGCCAGAAAGATCGTGACCGTGAAACCGACGACCCATTCCATCCCGAGGAGGACTTCGCTCATGCCTTGGTCGCCTTCCAGAACTCGCGCCAGAACGCCCTAACCTTATCGAGCCAAGACTTCTTCTTTTCAGTCAAGGCCATCTCCAATCCGCCTATCCATAGGTTCTTTGGTTTCTTCTTTCGGGGCATGTTACTTCGCCAGCCACTCCTTGACCCATCTATACGCGACCTTGAGCCAGGTGTCAATCAGGATCGTGTACCCGCCAGCAACCAAGAAGGTCAATCCGACATCGTATCCTGTACCAGTCCAAGCAGCATATCCTCCAGCGGCCAAACCGATCACGAGAGTTATCACGAATTTCTGGAGGTCGAAAGGTTCGAGTGCACCGCCGTCCACTGTCTTCAGGTAACCTCCTATCGCTATGGCCGCGCCGGAGAGTGCGCCGATGAGAACTGCGACAACATCAATCCCAAACAATATCATTAATCTCTTTCACCTCCTTTGTTTTTAGTCTGCCTGTCCTTGATCGCCAGTGCCTTCGCGTCAGCGTCGTTGTAGCCCTCGTCCTTGTGCCTGTAATAATCTGAGAGGTCGTATGCTGAAAGATAGGGGATATATCCTTCAGGCGTCTCGGCTGGCAACGGCTTCCCCTTCTCGGCGAATTCCTTTGCTACCTCTTTCGTGCCCAGTGGTTCCGGTGCTGGCTTTGCTACTGGCGGTTCGCCCTGACCGAGTTCCTGTTTCACATCGAACATATTGAGTTCGTAGCTTGGGGCGACAGAATCCCAACCCAGATTCGCAAGCGTCTTTATCCCCCTGAAAATGTGAATCCACCAGTTCTTGCCAGTGAACTTGACGTACTGATAATTGAGTTCAAGGACGGTATTCTTTCCTCCCATTGCGACGGACGGAAGCTCAAGCAGAATCTTCGTCGGGTCGTGTTCACAGGGTATGAAGGTTGGATCTGTCGGAAGTCCGACTGGAACCAAATCTACCTTGACCGACTTCACTGCTACGGCCTTGTTGTATTCATCGAGCGTCCTGTAAGGCGTTGCCTCCATTCCGTTCTGTCTCGCTACCCAGACCTTGCCCCCATCAACGATTGGATCTCCAACCTTGACTGGTGCGGGAATCTTTGCCTCCGCTACCTTCAGTGCCTTGTCGCTGACCGACCTAGTGATAGTATCTCCCTCAACGAAGGTTAGAGTGTGAAGCGCGTTCCAAATCTCGCCCTCCAGTTCGATTTCAAGCGGCGCACAAGAATAGAACGTCTCCTTTGAATCGGTTACTTTGAATGTGACATAGACTGGGGAACTCGTCCAAGGATAGACCTCATAGCCAGCGATAACCTCCTCATCGTGAGACGATTCGACCTTTGCGGAGAACGCCATAGGGACAACGAATAGTTGATACTTGCCGGGCTTGAGGATAGCCCTGAACTTCTGCTTTGAACCGTAAGGATCTTCTGGTGTTCCCGTTCCCAGACTTTTCCCCGTCAGGGTTCCAAGCAACTGGTCGTTAGCATAGACGCCGATAAAGTTTCCAGCATAGAGATAGTCCCACGGAGAAATATAGTCCCCTTCCAACTGATTCTTTTCCTCGTTTCTTTTGAGTTTGAACGCGACATCTACGAAAATCTCTGCCTGACCTTCTGGCAAATCATCCGGGCGGCCTATCCCGATCTTTGTGGTTCCTTCCGGCACAACAACGACGACACCGCCAGAAGATTCCTTCACTCCAAAAACCCATCTCAGGAAATCTTTGAGTCCCATTTGGGTTCTGAGTGAGTCGGGCGTCTAATTAGCGCGGGCTATCCGAATATCGAAACCCAGAGAATCCAGAGGTCGACGACGAAGACGATGAGGCAGACCAGAAGTTCTGAGATCCTTATGACTTGGTTCGGTTCTTTCACGACGACGCTATGATCTGGCCGGACGCAGATGGCGAAGAAGATCAGGGCGAGGTGGGCCAGAGCCACGACATTGACGACTTGAACGATTGTCTCAAGCGACAGCAATCTGACCGTGAAGTTTGGATGGTTCTAATTAGCTCGGCGGGGGAACGCCCCAGTTCTGAGAGTTGCACATGGGACATCTGCCGCTCATAAAGAAATAGAAGATTACATAGCCTACCGAGATTAACCCCAATGTGAACCACCCAAGTAGGAAAATCGCCCAGTTGAAGTGCTTGGTCGGTTCGACCATCCTCTGACAGTTGTTACAGTATTTCATTTTTCTGCCGTAGATTCCTTTTCAGGACGAATAGGGAGAGACCCGCATCCAACAAAAGTGTAGCCAAGGAAACTGGGATGCTATCTATGAAGTATTGTATGCGGAAGAGTTCGGTGCTTTTCTGTGAGGGTAGACTTGACATCTCGGCGACATCATAGGCGGCATATGGCCTGCCATCATCCCCTAAAGCCAACCACGAAGAAACTCCAAAAGCGCCATAGACGGCGATATGAAAAGCCTCGTGAATCAACATAATTGCGAGTAGGACGGCCAGACATTCTCCTGTCACCAGAAGTACCGTTCTTATGTCGCCCATGAACCTATTCCCAAGTTTGTCTATTTAAGCCTTCTATACTTGCCCGCCTGTCGGTGGCCCAGTATAGCCTGCATTGATGTAGGTCCCGGTAGCGGTTCCAGTCGTGCCGTGGGCGCAAGTGGCCGTAATCGTAAAGGTCTTTTTGAGTTGGTTCGCGCTGTCGAAACTCACTCGGATTAGTGCCCCAGTGCCTCCAGTCGGGGAAACATGCCATGTCATCGCAGGTGTCGGGCTAAAAGTAGTGATTGGATGCTGTGAGGAGCATACGGCAAGGACATCAATAGAAAAATTCATTGGCACGCTTGAACCCGGCGTAGGAGCTGTAATCTGGACGCTTACCACATCGCCATAGCTGGCCGTTCCTCCCCCGACGGTCGTTCCTCCAGTTGGGATGACGTTGTTTATCGTTATGGTGATGGTCGCCGAACCCCAGCCGACCGCCGCGTTGGTGCAGTAGGCCAGTACCTTGATTGTATGAGAGGCATTTGAATACTTGGTCGTGTCCAGCGTGACCGTGTAGGGCGAAGCGGCGTCCGTGGCAAAGAAAACGTCGTCTATGTAGAAATCGACCTTCGCTATGGCATGGGCCAGAGTATCTACTGCGGTTGCCGTTACAGAGATGGATCCGTATTGTGTGGTTCCGGTCGCGGGGGCGGTTATCGCGGTGGTGATGTGCTTGCTCATGCTGTCGCGCCATGCGAGGATTTCCGTGTTCGCCTTCTGAAGGGCCAGAATCTTATCGTTGATTTGGGCGATGTCGCCGCCGTCCTCGTGAAGCAAATGATCGAGTTCCTGCCTGAGAGCATAGATTTCCTCCATCATTTCGGATTTGCTTGTCCAGCTCATGTTCCTATCACCTACCAAGGAGGACGATTGTCGCCTTGCCACTGGCGAACGTTATCTTGCGGACATTGACCTCGCGCTGATATGCCCCAAAATCTTCTACTTTGTCCCTACTCGCGCCAAGCGGGTTGTAATACATCTGATCGGAATCGTCGTTCAGGTAGAAGTAAGAGCCAACCGGAAGTTTATAGGCGACCATTATCATCTCGGAACAGCCGAAGTTCGCGGCAGTGGGCGCGTCATTATCGAAGTAGCGGTAGCGGCAATAGACCAGTTCCGTTATGATGCCGTCTCCAGCGCCGTACATTTCCACACTGACGCTCGCCTGACTTATCTCCTTCAGTTCGCTTATGAGTTCCACGGTGAAGTAAGCCGTAGTGCCGTTGATTTGTGCGCCGCAATCAGTCTGTTCAACGTCGTCAAAGGTGACTCTCAGGGTGACGTAATTCCCGTCGTAACTTTTCAGGGTTCCGTCCATGCCGAAGTGGATGTTTGCCAGAGCCGAGATCAGATCGGTGTCGGCGCAATCAATCGTTTCGTCGAATATCTTCTGCTCGGTCGGGACGGTTATCCTGAACGCCAGGTCGTTCGCCGCGACTGCCGTCCATGTCACGCCCGAATCGGCCGACGTTCCCACATTGCCATTAGCGTAGGGATTGGCGTTTGAATAATAGATTTGATAGCCGTTGGCAGCGGCCGCAGAACCGGGCGACTTGAATACGATGGCATAGTAGGTGTTCATCTCAAGCGGATAGGAGATCGTGATGCTGTACCAACCACCGGGGGAGCCTCCAACCGAAGCGGCCGCAATCGAGCCAGTATAGAGGGCCGTGCCGTCCGGTTTCGCGGTCGAGGTGTCCATCTTCTCCAGCATGCAATAGAGGCTGTCCGCCGGGGCGCCAGTCTTGTACCCTTTGAACTGGACGATTCTCACATTGGTTTTCGTTGTGACCTTGAGAGTCTGGAATATCCAGACTGCAGCGTAAACGTCATACTTGCCACCACCAGTTACATCTTCCTGTGCAATGTGATTCTGAGTCTGGAGCATAGCGACGCCAAAGATCAGGTCGAAGTTCGTGTATTGCGTCCAAGCAGAAATGTAGTGGCTCATGTTGTAAGTGGCGTATGTGGACGAGCTTGTCTGGGCGAATTCAACGCAGTTGGCCGAATCCCCGGTTGAGACGGAAGGGTAGGCGACGATGCAGTAACCGGAAGCCGCCAGAGTATAGGTCGCAGAGAATACCGCCGGTATCAGTGCCCAGTCTGTCGGGATGTCGGCGGCGGCTATCGTGGTCGTGTTGCGAAGCGTCCCGGTCTCGCTCGTGTCCCTTAATTCAACCGTTACTGCGCTTGCGAAGGTTCCGTGCTTGCGAAGTTTCAGATAGATGGTTCGGCAGGTTGACACTATGCCGAGAAATGTCTGGGCTATCTTTTGAGTCGTGAAAATCGTGTACATCTCGGTATTGATTGTTTCATAGGCGGCCTCAGTGTTCTTGTATATCTTGGAGTAAAGATTCACATTGGCAAGTGCCGAATAGGAAGATCCACCATTGGTGCTTTTGACAATGCTTTCGCCGAACGAATCCTTGCCGAACATCAATACATAGTAATCAGAGGCGCTCGTTCCACTCTGGCTGAACATGATGGCATAGACGGTATTTCCGGTTAGTCCGGTTAGGGCAGAGGATAGAGTGATTTCGTTCTCTGCCAGAGTTTCGATCAGCGTCGAACTCGTCCCTGATTTCAGGGACGCACCAGTTGGAAGTCCCGCGCTTGTCGCATAGACGTTCATCAATAATGCGCTTGGATTCCCTACCTTCTTACCGTAAATCGTGACCTTCGATATGGAAGTCTCCGGTCTGGAAGTCTGGAATATTATGTCGTTCGCTGCATTCGCCGCCCAAGTTGCACCTGAATCCGCCGAGTTTGCTTTTTGTCCTCCCGCATAGGCATTGGCGTTATTGTATCGGTGGCGAATCGCCACGGATGCCGCTGGGGCACGAATCACTATGGCATACACCGTTCCTGAAGTGAGAGGCGTTCCCGCCCCCAGATAGAACCAGTACCAAGCCATAGGACTGAAGTCATTGAATAAATTCCCATTCAGCGAACCCGAACACAAGTCGCCTCCCGTCGGAAGTCCTCCGGCAGTGGCCCTTATGCTGGCCGTGACTGTACCCGCGGTCGCCGCCCCGTTTTTGGCGAGCATGAGTCTGACTTTTCCGATAGTATATGACGAGCCAGCCGTGAAAGTCTGCGCTCTCCAAGCTGCACCTATGATTTCATCACCAGTGGTGGTTTCAGTGATAAATGAATCCGTGGTTACGCCCAGTTCGTTCGTGTTGAACGTCTGGCCCCACTGGTTGTCACCATAAACTTTGATGTCAACGTAAGAGGCGGTGGTGTTGTCCGCGCCCAGAGCGACCGGGCTTTTCGCGTCGTCGTCAGTCGTCAGGACTTCGGCAGGAACCGCGTCAAGATATGGATACTCGAACCGCTTTGCTTTCCTTCCCTGAAATTGACGAATCACGACCATGTGCTAGGCGAACACACCTCCAGAACTGTAGTTGTACACGCGCTCATAGATTTCAGGCGAAGCAAGACCAGCACTCACTCTAGTTAGCGCAAAGACTATCTTCAGAGTCTCATAGCGAACCTTCTCAAAACGAATCGAATCCCAGAAGACATAACTTCCAGTGTAGGCCGAAGGCAGAATCAACTCAATCGCCTCAAGCGAAGTCCAGCCAGTCGGCGAACCTACGACCGACCAGTCTCCAACCGTCATGTTGATGACGTATTCCTCCCAGCTATCGATTTGAGTGACAAGTATGGTTTGCTGATAGTAGCCCGCGCCGGAATGAAGTCGAACCTGCAATGTGCCAGTCACAGGGGCGTAAAGCTGGAAGGTCAGGTAACGGTAATCGTTCCCAGAGATCGTGTCCGTGAACGGATACTTTGCTTTCCTTTCCGTTCCGGTTGCGGCCGCCTGCCTGAGAGAATAAGTGCCAAAGATCGCGGAGATGGAATTGAAGACATTGCAGTTGGTCGTTGTCCATTCACTTGAAAGGCATTCGGCGAAGTCGAGATTCCCCGGATAGGGATAGAGGTCGAGCGGACTGGTTATGTTCGAATAGAGTGTGTTATCCCGTGAGTCGAGAAGATTCACGGTTATCGCTCCCTCCTTGACATCAGAACGCCACGCAACATCTCTCCAGAACTGGAATGATTCCCTGCTCGGTGAAAGCAAACAGGTCGCCGAACCGGTTGTCGATCCTGCGGTCAGCACGATCTTTTCCTCCGCGCTAGTCAAATTAACCTCGGTATTCGTGAGCGTCTCGATCATCGAGTAAGCGGGCTCATAGTCCGAAAGTTCTCCGGCTTCCAGAGACAACTGTGAAAGGATTGCCTCCCTTGCCTGAGTCAGAGACCTATCGATTACCCGCTGCCTTTCGTATAGGGTCGCAACGTCGAGACTTATCCGTGGAACATAGTGGCCCACCAATAACTCAGTCAGGAAGATCCCGCCCTTGACCCTGTGGACTGCCTCGACAACATAGTAATCATCGACATAGCCGATCTCCGTTAGGTTCAGTGCCACCTTCGCGCCCGGATAGACTGTCAGGTCGCCCTCAACCGTTATCCTCAGTTGTGCCTTCGGGTTTTGTCTATCATCGAGAATCGAATCGGCCAGCTCCTCGGCATACTTCCAGTCGGTTATCGTCGGGTCGGAAACGACATGGGTGTATAGTTGCGCCACGTCCTCGGATATGCCCACCTTGGTTCTCTCGACGTAGATCTGTCTCCCGCCGACCACTCCACCCATCACCTTTACTTTATAGACCAGCTCGGTTGCGTCCGTCGTAATCTCGCCGAACTCTAGGACATCCGACCAAGTTACCGTCTTGATGACCGAAAGACCGGACTTGGCCTTGTAATACAGATAGTCGGAAGCGTTCAGGTAGAAGATCGCATCGGCGGCAGAGGCGAATTCCTGCATGATCGTCAGCGCGGACTTGTCGCCAGCCGTGTATGTCGTGTATTGGTTTATGCTGTCCACATTGGTCGTGTCAATCGATAGGACTGAAAGAGTCACCAGATCCTTGATGATTTCGCCATCGTAAGAAGTACCGTAATCCTTGTCAATCACGAAACCTTTGAACCATGCCAGATGATCCTGAAAAGTCCAAGAGATTATCTTCAGTTTGGGCACGTCGATTTTCTGCTTGACGTTCTTGAGAAGGAACCGCTTGACCTTTGTTGAACCGATGTAGATGTCGAACTCGTCCTCGCATTCGAACAACTGACTTATGGTGAAATGGGTGTCCTTCGTTTTTGCTTCGGCTGAAGCTATCTGCTCGGTTCCTGAATTGCGAACCATAAGGTCTGGCGCTATCGGGATTCCGTAATAGTATTCGTCGTTGCCGTGAACGCTTCGGGTTTCGGAAGTATAGGCCAATGCCCCGCCCACAAAATAAGTCTTGAATGATCCAATGAAAGGCAAACCAGAATGACCGGACAGAGAGATCGTCATGGTGTTGCCAGTAGCGGTCGCCGTCCCGACTAACGTTACGCCCTCATAGACCTCGACCTTCTCTCCAGACTGCATCCCTGAAACATAGAGCGTGGCCGCGCCGTCGTTGCCCAAGTTCGTGAAGACCATCGGCTGAAGGACCGGAACTATCCTCGTTGGTGTGTAGGTCAAATTGGCCCTCCTCTCTTGCCAACTTCCGACGCGATCTTCTCAGCCACAATCCTAGCTGTATCATCATCGATTTCTGAAAGTGAGTTGATCTCTAACTTCTCAATATGTACGGTAGGTCTCGGTGTCGGTGGTGTTTCGGTCACATATCCGGCAACAGCTCTCCCCCCGACATATCCGCCAGCGATCCCACCACCCAAAATACCGCCAATTAGTGTCCCAGCACCAACACCAGTAGCCGCGCTTGCCCCCCCGGTGAGAGAATAACCTTCCAATACTCCCGCAATGCCTGAGATGCCACCGTAGGTGCTGGCAAGTCCAGCCCCGACCATGCTGCCAGCGACAGTGCCAGCGAGTAGCGCGGCATTCTTGACCGCAAGGTCACCAGCTCC